CCAGGGGTATGATAAGCGGCTGTCGTTCTGCCCATTACAGGGAACGTTGCACTCTTACCATTAGCAATGCTTCTTACAGAATCAGCACCTTGTGTTTTACTTGCTCTTTCAAAAGAAGTAATTACTTCACCAGAAAAAACTTTTAAAAACAGGGCATCTTCTGAACCAGATGCATTTACTCGTCCAATGGAAGCCGGATTTGCGTTTGACATATTTGTCTCCTTTTTCTATTGTTTGTTTATTAAAAAGCTTTCACAAGTTTAAAGTTTGTTTCACAAGATTGTCGTTCCTCGGAACGGTCAAGTTAATGGACTTAACTTTGTGTTAGCAGTTGCTACCTATAAAGGTAACACAACTATGATTTGGCAGTTTTGGCCGCTCTTTTAAATTGAGCTGCGGTAGGTCTACCTTTTGTACCTGCTGTTCTCATCTTTTCACCAGAACCCGCTTTGATTCTAGCACGTTTTTTGTGAATGTTCGCATATAAGCCATTCTTAGCCATCTTAATATCCTTTACTTTTTGGTTTCGGTTTTGGTTTAGTCTTTGGTTTGTATTTTGGCATGTTATAACCTACTGTTGTTTAATTTGTTTTGGACATCAGTTCTGTATGCATCATCAGTTCCGTATCTTTCATCATTCATTGCAGCCGTGACTTCAGCCCAAGACCTATAGCCTGGAGCATTTGCTGAACTAGGATTACTTGCACTTTGTAATGAAGGCTCATCACCTACACTATTTTTGTAACGTGCATTTAAACCTTGTATTGCTAAACGTGTTGCTTCAATATCTTTTCCATTAACAGTTTTGTTAAAAGAATTTATTTCTGCTTCGTTTAAATTATCAGAGGCCCAATTCATCATATTGTTATATGACTCAGTTCCTCCCACTTCTTGTTTTAAAGTATTAGAAGTTTGTTGTGCAATAGCTTCTTGTCCTTTAATAAAAGCGTCTACATAATCTTTAGGTATTCCTGCTTTTTGCAAAGCTTCATATGAACTTTCTTTTAATTGTCCCCCTTCATTGTACTCATCTTGAAGTGATGACATATTTAACCCTGCATTCTCTACAGCTTTTTCAGCCTTATCTATAGATAAGTCATCGTTGTCTTTATTTGTTTCTTCTTTTGTAGGTTCTGATTCTTTTTCAGTTTCAGGCTTTCCTAATTTACCTTCTAATTCACCATAGGCTTTTGCCATATCTTCTGGAGATTTAAACTTTTCAGGTAACCATCCAGGTCTACTTTCATTTTCTGTTGTAGTATTTTCTGTTGGTTGTTCTGGTGTAGTCTCTGGTGTTTGTATTTCTACTTTTTCTACCATTTATTATCCTTGCGGTTTTGTCATATTGTCTGCAACTTTAGGAGCCATGTCTTGTGCGGTGTCCTGCATTTGTTGCATTTGTTGTTGTTGCATTGCAGCTTCTTGTTCAGCTTGTAATTGTTCTGGAGATTTTAATAATCCTTCAGTGTCAATACCAAGTCCAGTTGCTAACCTTGTGATTAAATCTTGTGGATTTAAAAGTTGCACGACTTGTGGATTGATTTGTGCAAGTTGACCTATCTCTGCTACAAACTCTCTTAATTTTTGTAAGTCATTACCACGTCCTAGTGCCTCAACACCTGTGATAATTGTGGGCCTTACTGAACCCTTGGGTAGTTTAGGAATTTCATTTTGACTTCCCATTCTATCCATTAGTAATTGCACTAGAGGTAATTGTAATTCTTGAGATAATAAAGAATATATACCACCCATTGCAGTTTCTAATTCGTTTGCCATGTAACGTATTTCTTGAGCAGTTACACGTTCAGCCTGTCTTTGTATGGCTGTGTTTAATAAAAATGCATAAGCTAATCTTTCTTCTAATCTTGCGATTGCTTTTTCTACAGTTTGTAAATCATAAAATTTGTTTGCTTGTAACACGCTGACATCATCTTGATTTCCAGATATAATGTCACCATTACGTGCTACTGCTATATCTCTTTTCTTTGTAGTAGAATTTGGTCTTACCATGAAAATCATTTTGGCACTTGCAGCAGAAGACTCGACTAAAGATTGTGATAATCCTTCTAAAGATTTTAAATCACCAATGTACTCTTCAACGTAACTACGGCCGTAATCTTCACCGTCAACTCTAATCATTCTTAAAGCTAACCATGGTAATTTATCTTGATTGTAAGTACCAACAGATGAAGGTATTTTAATTCCTTTAGTCTCTTGGCAAACATAAAATTTACCGTTATCTAATTTGTAAACATGTGTGTATAAATCGCAATTTGTTTGTGACTTAACATCTTCTTTTGACATAAGAGATAAAACTTGTTCTCTAACTTCTTCATCTAAAGATAAAACTGAAACACTTTCTTTTACAACTATTTCTAATAGATTTCCTTCACCGTCTCTTTTACAAACATACTGGTTAAGACCATATACTCTCATGTTACCTTGTTTTGGAACATGGGCCAGTGCATTACCACCGACAATTAAATGTTTAATTAATTCAAATGTTGGAACACGTAAAGCAAGAGACTCAATTTTACCCATAACTTCACGTTCTATTTTAGATAAAGCTTTCTCTACTGATGTTTTTAATTCTGGTTGTTGTTCTATTTGTTCTTTAGCTTTGCCTTGTATCGCTAATCTAAAGAATGGTTGATTTGGTGGAAGTAATAAAAGTAGTAATTTTGAAGCAAGGTTGTTGACACCTCTACTACCTACAGATTGGAAAGGACTATAAAAGTCACTTGACTGTGTTTGATGTTGTTCGGGAATTAATGTGGGAATAGTTAACTCAGAGCATTCACGTCCTCTATCGAGATAATGCTCTTTAATTTCACTTAAAGATTCATAACGATTTTCTGCTGTATCTTTAAAATCCATTAAACGTTTACGTTAGAACCAGAGTTAGTGATGTTTAAATCAGTTTGCATTCCTACTGTACCTTTTTTAGCTTTCTTTTTCTTAGCAATTTCTAAAGCGTCTTCAGAAGCTAATTCAATAGTAGGTGCTAGTTCATCACCGTCTGACATAGCGTTTCTAACAGGCTGTACCTGTTCTTGAACTTTTTGTGTTTTTCCGCCCATGCACATAATTATTTCCTTTTTAATAAGTTGTTGGTGTTGTGTTAATATTCAAATCAGATTGTTGACTAGTCACAGTGTTCTTAACTTTTTTCTTTTCTTTAATAACAGGTGTGTTGTCTATATCTGGTGGTGAGTCTTTATGGTCAAATTCATTTCCATCAACGAATTTTATCGAAGGGTCGGCTCGTTTAACATATTCCGTTTTTGCTAAACCCATACACATAATTATTTTTCTCCTAATAAATTATCTTCGCTTCGTTTCTTTAAGTCTATTAACCAATTAACTACACTTCTTTGACCTGCTTTGAACCAGACAGTTTTCTCATTGTCTTTCAATTCAGGTGCTTTTTCTGGATAAATTTTATCTAAAACTTTGATAAGTTCATCCACGGTGTAAGGTAATTGGATGTCATTTAAGTCATCCATAATGTTTTCCTTCTAATATGGGGCCTAATTATGCCCACAAGTCTCCTGTTAAGTTACCTTTTGCATATTCAGTGGCTCTGTTTTCAAAGAAATTAGTATGTTCTACGCCATTTAATACCCAATCTAGCCAAGGTAATGGGTTTGTTTTTTGATTGTAATTAGGTTTTAAGCCTAGCTGAAGTAGTCTTCTATCAGCAATGTGTCTAATATATAATTTAACATCTTCAGCTTTTAGACCTTGTACTTCTCCTAGATTAAAAGCTAAATCTATAAACTTATCTTCTAGTTCAACCATGTCTCTACAAGTTTGATATAGAGTTCCTTTAAAATCATCATTCCAAATATTTTTATTTTCATCTATCAATGTATGAAATACTTTAATCATATTTTCTACATGGTGGCTTTCATCCCTAATAGACCAAGTTACGATTTGGCACATGCCTTTCATTTTGCCATAACGTTGAAAGTTAAGTAGCATAATAAAAGAAGCAAACAGTTGTAGGCCCTCACCGAATGCAGAAAATACAGCTAACTCTCTAGCCATACCTTCAATACCTTCACCTTTATCTTTAAATAAATATCTATGTTTATCAGCCATAGCTTTATATTCTTGAAAAGCTTGGTACTATTGGTTTA